AACAAGTTTGTTGTCTGTGCAAAAAATGAGGGCAACAGCAATAAAGGTGAAGCTTATGTAGGAACAATCAGTGGAAGTTCTGTCAGCTTTGGTAGTGCTGTTATATTTAATGATGGAAGCACTAACTCTATAGACATGTCTTTTGATGCTAATACTGCCAATAAGTTTATTGTTGTTTGTCGAGCAGATAATGACAGTAATAAAGGCAAAGCATCTGTTGGTGTAGTCAATGGGACCAGCATTAGCTTTGGCACTGCTGTTGAATTTAGCAGCACAGCCGCTTATGTGCGTTGTGATTATGATCCCAACACAGCCAACAAATTTATTTTGACATATCGTGAGGATAGTGCTGTTGCTTCTTTAATAAAAGTTGGAACAGTGAATGGCACATCAGTAAGTTTTAATTCCGCAGTCACATGGGAATCAATAGACGCTACTTCGGGATCACAGTACGACATATCGTGGGATAAAAACACTGCAACTAAATTTATAATAAATTATAAGGTTGCTAATTCACAAGGTAAAGTGGCGTTAGGAACTTTTAATGGCACTTCCGTAAGTTTTGCTACTTCTGCTGTATTTTTAGACGCTGGTATTACCATAAGTTCGTCTGGATTTGACACTGAAAATGGTGTATTTGTGGTTGCATTTTCCAAGCGAACCGCAGGGGGTGGGACAACAGGTACTTTTCATGGGGCTGCATTAGTTTCTCAAATAGCAGCAACAAAATCATTGACTAACTTAACAGCAACCAACTTCTTAGGCACATCAACAAAAGCATTTACTAACGGACAAACTGCCACCATTTTGCTCAAGGGCGGTGTTAGTTCTAACCAATCTAATTTAACTGCTGGATCAACTTACTTTGTTCAACCTAACGGCACAATTTCAACAGTATCAACCTCTCCTGCGGTACTTGTGGGTGAGGCGGTATCAGCGACAAGCCTATTGTTAAATGCTTTGGCTCGACCATCTACTGCTGGTCTAGTGCTTTTATCAACAGTAAATGCTTCTGACGCATCTACAGTTACGCTTGATTCATTATTTACTTCAACTTATAGCAAATATTTAATAGAAGTTACTGATTTGCGGGTTCTCAGTAACAACAACACTATACAACTTAGGAGAAAAATTGGCAGTGGGTCATTCGGAAATTATGAATGGATACGAGCGGAAAGGATTAACAATACGTGGTCTAATCGCACTCCAAATATAACAGAAAGCTTAAATAGTGCCACATCACAGCGAGGGGCAGTGTTTACCTTGAGTGTTTACGATCCAGCAAATGCTTTGACAGTAAACTTAGCCACCATGTTTGGCGGTGCGTATAGCGGCTTTGCAAGTGGTGGTAGTTATATTATCCAAAACTTTCTGACTGACAGCACTGTTGGAGCTTTGACTGAGCTAGAGTTTAAAGCATCATCAGGGAATATTAGCGGCATATTTAAAATTTATGGAGTTTCAATCTAATGAGTAGATACCACACCACCGCAGCAGGAAACGTGCCATTCACCTCAGCAGAAGAAACAGCCCGTGATACGGAAGAAGCAGCTTACTTAGCAGGGGCAGATGATCGTGCAGCAGTAGAAGCTAGAGACAAGCGTAATGGCCTACTCGCAGATACCGATTGGACGGCTAATTCTGATGTAACCATGACTACTGAAATGACAGCGTACCGCACTTTATTGCGGAATCTGCCAGCGCAATCAGACTTCCCAACAACAATTAACTGGCCTACTGCGCCATGAGCCTGTATGGAAATATTGCAGCTAAGAAAAAACGCATTAAAGCTGGCTCTGGCGAAACAATGAAAAAAGCAGGGGCTAAAGGTAGGCCCACAGCTAATGATTTCAAGCAAGCCGCAAAGACAGCAAAGCCAATTAAGAAGAAATAGGATTAACAATGCCATTAATTCCACTAGATTTACCTGCTGGTATTTATCGCAATGGTACTGACTTGCAAAGCCAAGGGCGGTGGCGTGACAGTAATCTTGTGCGCTGGCATGACGGGACAATGCAGCCGATTCAAGGCTGGAGGCTTAGAAGCGATTCAGCAACCGCAAACATTACTAGATCATTAAGTGCCTGGTTAGACAATAGTGATAACAGATGGATAGCTGCTGGAACTTACCGCAAGCTATATATTTATGACGTTAATTCAGCTTTATATGACATAACGCCCACAGGCTTAACTGTTGGTACAGAAACTTCTATTGATGCAACAGCATTTGGTGGTGGCGTGTATGGCTCTGACGGCTATGGTGAGCCTCGTTTAGAACGCTCAACGGGTAATCCAGCGACAACGTGGTCATTAGATACGTTTGGTCAAAACTTAGTCGCCTGCTCTAGCTCAGATGGTAAAATTTATCAGTGGACGTTAAGCACAAGTACAATAGCCGCACAGGTAACTAACGCGCCTGTTGGTAACGCAGGCATCATGGTGACTGATGAAAGATTCTTATTTGCTCTTGGTGCTGCTGGCAACCCAAGAAAGGTTCAGTGGTGTGATCGTGAAAATAACACGTTATGGACTCCTGCTGCGACCAATGAAGCTGGCTCAATAGAATTGCAAACTGTTGGACGCATTCAGTGCGGTGTAAAGGTTCAGAACCAAGCGTTGATTCTAACGACTACAGACGCGCACACAGCAACGTACTCAGGCCCACCTTACGTTTATGGCATAGAGCGTGTGGGCACTTCGTGTGGCATTGTGAGCGCACAGGGGGTTGCTGTAGTAGATATGGGCGCGGTGTGGATGGGCAAGGAATCATTCTTTATGTATTCAGGCGGCACAGTTAAAGAGCTAGAGTGTGACGTTGCTGACTACTTATACAGCGACATTAACGTATCTCAAATGGCTAAAGTTGTGGCAGTTTCAAATGCTAAATTTAGTGAGATTCGCTGGTTCTATCCAAGTGATGACAATACTGAAAACAATCGTTATGTCTCGTTTAATTATCAAGAAAACACTTGGACGATAGGCCAACTTGCTAGGACGGCTGGTGTTGACGCTGGGGTTTATCGTTACCCTATTTATGCTGACCCGACCAACAAAAAGATTTACGAACATGAGGTTGGATTTAATTACGATAATTTAATTCCATTTGCTGAATCAGGCCCGATTATGATTGGTTCGGGCGAGAACATTGCTAGCATAACTCAACTAATACCTGATGAACGAAATCAGGGTGACGTTACAGCAACGATTAAGTCTCGTTTCTATCCAAATGATACTGAGCGAAGCTATGGCCCGTTCACTATGTCTAATCCTGTGTCATTGCGTATTAGTGGCAGGCAGTTACGTTTGCGTATAGACACAGCCACTTCTGGCGATTGGCGCGTGGGCATTAACAGGGTTGAAGTTAAGACGGGGGGCAGGCGGTGAGTTTACAACAAATGCCACCTAAACCGATTGGCGAAAACTGGCTAAATTGGTCACAGCGTTTAGCAACATATCTAATACAAGTTAGGTCACAATTACGTCAAAAAGCCTCGCAAGAATCTGCGGCAGAAGATGGCGTTATATTGTGGGATAGAACTGTTGGATACCCTGTAATTTCTAAAAGCGGATTGTTTGCTGGTATTGAATTAAAGTCGCCTGGTTACACTGTGGCAGCGTTGCCCACAGGTGTTGTGGGTCAAAGAGAATATGTTACTGACGCATCTTCACCCAGTTTTGGCGCAGCAGTTTCAGGTGGCGGTTCAGTAGTTATACCTGTGTTTAAAAATGCCTCGGCTTGGGTCGTGGGTTAATAATGAATGAGCTAGAACGATGCAGAGGTTGGATAGAAAGCGCCCTTGAATATGGTGGCGGTACGCACACTTTTGAAGATGTGAAATGTGGTATAATCGAAGGTAAATCACAGCTATGGCCTGCGGCTAATTCCTGCCTTGTGACAGAGATAACGAAGCACCCACAAAAGAAAGTTTTACACATATTTTTAGGTGGTGGAGATTTAGAAGAAATTAAGTCAATGCAGCCAGATGTAATAGCATGGGCAAAGTCTCAAGATTGTGAAAGTTTAACTATGACAGGTCGAAAAGGCTGGTCTAAAGCATTAGCAGATATTGGCTGGAAATCACAGTTAGTTCTATTAGAAAAGAGGTTTTAAGAATGTCAAAAGGCGGCACGACAAGTACAGGTTCATCAACTGAAATACCTCAATGGGTTCAAGACGCTGGACGCAAGCAATATCAGACGGGTACAGAGCTAGGCCAAATAGGCTACACACCCTATTATGGTGCTGATGTAGCCGCATTTAACCCCTTGCAAACGGCTGCTTTTGATTCAACGGGAATGGCTGCTAATGCCTTTGGAATGGGTGGTGGTTCACCTACGTTTGCTACAGACGGAATACAAGCCCCTCAGACCTTTGCAGGCGGTATGCGAGGCTATTCGGGTATGCCAATGTATACAGAGGCGTTAAATACGTTAGAGCAGCAACGTCCGTACCAGAAGCAGCAGCTTGAGCAGCAATTCATTGACCCAACAACAGGATTAACGCCAGAAGGCCGTAAAATTCAAGACATTAATTCTTTATACAACGAAGCCTTTGGTCGCAATGTTGGGCTAGAGGGCGTTTCTACATACTTGCCTTTAGTTCAGCAGGGTATGACGCAGAACGAATTACGCATAGTTTTATACGATAGCCCAGAAGCGAAGGCTTTAGGGAAATCATCATTAGGCGCACCCATTGAAATAGGTGTTGGCGGTGGTTTATTAGGTGGCGCAGGATACACTCCGCCTGTATTACCTTCTGGCTCTAGTGGTATTTTAGATTCTGTTGTAAGCCCATCCGTTGTGCCGCCAACAATAGCTGATATTGCAGCAGGGGCCGATACAGTAGACACATCCGCAGCAGCAGCAGCAGCAGCCGCAGCAGCCCAAGCCGCAGAAGCCGAGCGATTACGACAAGAAGCAGCAGAAGCTGCGCGATTACAACAAGAAACAAAGCTACGTGGGCTGTATGACACATATTTAGATAGAAGTATTCAAGATGCTGGATTATCTGGCTACACAAGTGCCCTTGCCGATGGCAGCAAAACTATGGCAGACATTGAAGCTGACTTGGCTTGGGTTCAAAGTCAAGGTGGTGAGGCTGCTTTAGCAGCACAGAGGCAAGCTGCTATTAACGCTCAAAACTTAGGCTTTGGCGCAAGTTCAGTAACGGGTAATGCTGCTGATGATGCGGCTCAAATTAAAGTAATGAATGAACTTCTTGCGGCAAATAGAACAGGTCGAATGGAAGCTAGCGAGAAGATGCTTGGATCGCAATATATGAATAATGATCAAGGCGATTTGATGGAAGTATTCAAAGGCGCAGAAGAATATCGGCAAGGGTTTGTAAACGATTTAAGCGGTTTGCTAGACTCATTGACGGGTAGTAATGCCAACAGTTTAGTTTCATCATCAACTACTGATTCAAGTTACACCAATGGCAACAATGCCAATAACGTGACAGTGACACCTTATGGGTACAATGAACGTGATTATAAAAATAGATTTGTAAGCCCTTATTGATTAATTTTTTACGAAAACAAATGTTAGTGAGCATACTTTTTTAGTGTGACTAAAGTAGCAAAAGGAAATTATTATGGCAGCACCAGGCAACGGCATACCACAAAACATTTACCAGCAAGCCAACACTGGTATCACTAAAGCTGGTCAGGCTGCAATGACGGGTACTCAGTTTAGCCCCATGGCGATTACGGCTCCAACTGCTGCAACAATGAGCCAGTATTCAAACCCCTATGAAACGGGTGTGGTTAATCAAAACCTTGCTGACATTGAACGCTCAAGGCTTCTTGCTCAGAACAACATGGGCGCACAGGCCACAGCCGCTAACGCTTTTGGTGGCGCAAGGCATGGCATTGCAGAATCAGAAACTAATCGTGGCTT